TACACCTTCCAGGCGGACTCAACGGACGAGCAGACCGGCGAGTCGGGGATCCTCTTCGTCAATATTGTAGTAATAGGAACCAGGACCGTCCTAACCGACTACGGCTTCCTCTCCACCGGCGTTGCCGCTGCGCGCCAACCTAAAACCTCCATCACAATGCAAGGCGCCAGCTCAAAGTCCCACTAACTTGCAGCGCCTGCGGCGCTGTGCTATAATATCGCGTGAGCCAAAACAACCGCCCCAAGAATAGCGCCGACTGGACCAAAGAACAATGGGCCGAGTGGCGAGCCGAAGTTGCCGCCGAAGAAGCTGCGAAAGCAGACGTAACCGCCTATGACGACACCCGGTCCGCTTACGCGGACCCGCCTGAGTGGATCAACAAAGAGACCAAGTCTTACCGGGACGTCTCTCCCGACGAACTGGCCGACGATTGGGAAAACCTCCGCCGCCATGCCATCTTGAGTTTTCCCGAGGGAAAAACTCATGTCAACCTAACTGGACCCCAGAAGCTAGTGGCCATCGCCCTCTGTATGCAGTGGTCCATTCCTAAGATTGCGGCCGCCGCCAAGATCTCGGAATCCTCCATCAAGCGCTTAGTCCAACGGGCCGACTTCAAGAAATTCCTCCAAGAGTACCGCCTCAACATCGGGGAGGGCGACCCAAACGAAATGCTCAACTCGCTGGCCTACCAGGCGATCAAGTTTGCCGGGTCGTTGATAAACGACCCCGATGCCTCCGACTCCATGAAACGGCTCAAGTTCGACGCCGCGAAATGGCTCGTCGAGCGCCGTTACGGAAAGTCTGCCCAACCGATTGACGTGAAGGGCCTCGACGTTGCTGCCGTTTTCAAACATATTCAGGCATCCGCCTATACCCCACTCTCCGATGACGAAGAAACCGATCTCTTTACCAAAAACTAGCAGCTCGACCGAGCTCCTAGCCAAACGGGTCGCCTCCCTAGTGGCCGACCCCTACCTATTCGCGAAATATTGCGCCTATACCGTCGACGAATCCGACGTAGATAACCCCTCGAAACCGTACCCCGCTCACATCGAGTACCTCCAGGCGCTCATCAAAAACTGGACGAAGCACCCCTTCAACGTAGTAGAAAAGTCCCGCGGCGTCATGGCCTCTTGGACCATGTGCGTCCTCCACCTTCACCTCGCCTTTACCGGCCCCTACCGAAAAGTCTTCATCATCGCCAAGGACTTCAAGTTCGCCGAACAGCTCCGTCTCCAGATGCTCGGCATCTACGAGCGCATCCCCGAAGACGTCTGGCCGGCCGCCCTGCGGCCGAAGGTCCATACCCGAGAGGGTGAAATCATCTTCATCTTCAACAAAGACGGCAACCATGACGGCGCCGAGAACTCCCGCATCCTTACGATGCCGTCCGGTGAAGACGTACTCCGAGGCTTTTCCGGCACCGCCATTTGGATGGATGAATGTGATTTCCACCCCTCCTTCGAGAACACCTTCAAGGCCAGCAAGTCCACCGCCCGTAACAAAGGCCGAATCACCCTTACGTCCACCTACACTTCCGTTTCCGATATGACGGAGCAGCCCCTCTTCTGGCGCATCATCGATGACATCGGCGAAACCTTTTTCGAGGCGGACGCCGCAGCCCCGACCTCCATCTTCTCCCTAGATCCCGATACCGGCGAACTACTAACGCAAAAAGGGGCAGCCCCTAAATGAGCCGCCCCTTCTGCTGCCGGAAGATGACCTTCCCTGGACAATTTATTTATTTTTCGACTAGCGTGAAGCGAAGCTTCATGCTAGTATTATAGCATGGCTAAAAAGAAGACACAAGCGCCGGCGAAGCCGCCTGATTATGCGCATACAATGCGTGGTCGACCGGGCTATTCAACGAGGTTGAATGCCCGGAATAAGTTCCAGGTTCATTCTATGTGGTTCTGGGCCGATCCGTCCAAGCGCTCAAAAGAGTGGATGGAGCGGGAATTTGCGGGGCTCGATCGCCTGTCGATCGAGCGGGAGTACTTTGGGGAACGAATTATTTATGGTGGAAAACCAGTCTACGAGGGGGCATTTCACGCCGATATACACGTCGCGGCGCAGGCGCTAGCGCCTGACGCCCGCTTTCCGTTGCTGAGGGGCTGGGATTTTGCGCACAACCACGCAGTGGTTGTCGCACAAAGGGTAGGGGCGCAGCTTCGAGTTCTTGCTGAATTCCCCAATCTGGGATATAATACGAGGCTGATAGCACCGAAGGTGCTAGCCGAATGTCAGAACATGTTTCCGGGAATTGAAAATTACGTGGAGGTCGTAGACCCCGCGGGATTTGCCGACGGCAAATCCAGCACCGGTGTCAGCTGCGTAGACGTACTTATCAAAGAGCATAACCTAAGGGTTGTGAAGGGGCTTATCAGTCCGCCTAAGCGAATTGACGGGGTGGTCAAATCGTTGACCACGCTGGGCACGAATGGGAAGCCGCTGTTTGAGATTGATTCTAGGTGTCGATACCTGATCGACGGGTTTAAGGGTAGTTATCACTATCCGGAGAAAGCGACGCAATCGCAAAGGGTCGATAGACCCGTGAAGAACCATCCTTACTCGGACCTTCACGATTGCCTGCAATATGTGGCGTCTTATCAGAGCGCACCGATGTACAGAGCCGTAGGCTCTGTACCTCGCTCCGGGGGTTATCGCTTTGGTACAAAATGAGTTTTGTGCGGTTTGTGGGCTTGGCCCACTTGAAGGTTTTCAATACGCGACTGGACATTGTGGTCCGTGTTTTAATGCGAAGTATGGTAAGAAGAAAGAGGCGAGGCCCTCATCTTACGTTATAGGAGAGAGAACGAATGGAAGAGAAAAAAGAAAAACCCCTAAACGATAAGAACGCGCTTCTCGCCGTCTGCAAAGAATATTTGGAGTCCGCGCGTGAAGCGGCGGAAGAGTGGCAGGATAAAGGGACCGACGTTTGGGACATGATCCATGGCCGCGTTGACTGGAGTCATAAAGATGATTCGATGGCTAAGATCCACTTAAACAAGTTAGGGCTTGCCCATGAGCGCAGCAAGGCGCAATTCAAGAAGAGCATGATGAACTTCGACGAGTGGATGACCGTTGAGCAAGAACTCGGCGTAGAATCGCCTCTAATGAAAGAGGATGAGGCAAAGCGCTTCCTAAAGCTTTTGGTCGGAGACTGTGACTTTCGCGCAAAAATCGCCGAGACTATTGGCAACTCCCTAGTCGAGAATGTTTGCGCGGCAAAGCTGCTGCCCCGGATTAAGAAAATGGGGAAGTATAGTAAACTTGAGATCGATCTTTTGCCGCTGAATATTCGCAATTTTTATTTCGATCCATTCGGATCGGATCTTTTCGAGATCCATGAGAGTGACTACGATAAGTTTCAGCTTTTGAAGCTGGCTGATAAGAAGCCCTCTGCTTCTAAGCCGTATTACGAGGAGATGGTTCGGTCGCTGTCGCCAATGATTGCTCAAGAGCATATGGAGAAGCAACAGGATAAGGGTGATGATATCCCTCAAGAGAAGCCGAATCGTCGTTGCAACGTCATTTTACATGAGTTTTACGGCACTTTCCTAGATGACTCCGGAAACATCATGAAATGGACTTCGCCGGAAGGCGAGTCCTTCGACCTCGAAGGGGTTGTCGTTACGATGGCCAATGAGGTTTGTATCATTGACGAGCCTCGCAAAATACCTAGCGTTACCGGCAAGTCACCATTCGTCAAAACCAAGATGTTACACACGAACGACACAGGCTACGGTAAATCTTTGCTTTATCCTGGATACCTTATCAATAGGGCCCAAGATGAGTTGTTCTCAGCCATCACTGACGCCGCACTTGCCACCATGTTGAACCTTGTGCAAGTTCGACGTAATCTATTGGAAGATCCGTCGCAATTAGACGGTGGGATGCCTTACGGTAAGCCTATTTTTGTCAATGACCAGGCGACCGACAGCTCCAAAGCCATCGAAGCAACGCCGACGGGCGCGATTCCCGCGCCTGTCTTCTCGATTGTGCAGCTCTTAGATCGGGAAACAGCTGAAAACGTAGGTATGAACGAGTTCCAATTGAGTGGTGGACGCAGTTCCGGCGGCAGCTCGGCGACTGAGCGGGTTCAGTCACAGCAATCGTTTGAAGGGTTGTTTGACGGGCTGGCGATGGACCTTGAGGACACGTTTATCGAGCCTTTGGTGACGCGAGTTTTTCAAGAGGGCCTAGGTTTTGCGGATGTTATTGCGGATGTTGATCTGCTCTATGTTTTCGCGGGAGACGATATAAGGGCATCTGAGTTCAAAAAAGCGGCTAAAAACCCTAAAAAGCTCTATCAAGAGCTTGGCGAGAGCTTCCGTTTTCGCGGCAAAGGTATCCGCAGTTTGATGCGCAATACACGCGTAGCGCAGAGCTTGACTCAGTTGATGGCAACCCTTGGCGGCATTCCTCCGTTGATGGACCAAGCGGAGCGAAGTTTTAGCTTCGCTAAAACTTTCAACATCTTGTTGAAGGGTTTCGGCATTGATCCGGCTGAAGTGGCCCTTTCTGAGGAAGAAAAGCAGATTCTAGAGGCGCGACAAGCGGCGATGGAACAGGCAGCTATGATGCAGCAGGCTATGGAAGGCGGCGGAACGCCGGCTCCGGGGAACGCGAATGCGCCAGTCCCAAATGAGGGCGGAGATTTTGAACCCGGCAACGGTGCCGGTCAATAACGACTAGGAGAATGATGAAAAAAGATAAATCAAAGTATGTTTCGAGAGATGGGCAAGTTATGTTGTACGAGCCTGACGAACCTGTGGCAGCGCCTACCCCTGGGGTTACGCAAACTCTTATTCCGAAGGAATCGGTTGAGGGGATGGACCGGGAAATGATCGAAAATTTGCTCAAAGGTCGTAAATAGTGGGTTTCCTAGAGGAGGAATTCTCGGATCTTCCGCCCGCGCTTGCGCTGGCGCTAAGGGATCAGCTGGCCTATGTTATTAGGCGGATAGTGGCGGCCAAGCGCGAGGCGCTTGCTAACCCCGCTAAAGCTGAGTTGACAGATAGTGAGATCTCTAGTATAATCTACTCGATCATAGATTTGGCTTCAAGGCTCAAACACCCTCGAAGCATAAAGAGTTGACGTGATGACGTCAGCCAGTGTTTGTTTTTAGTCCAAGACCCGGCGACAGCCGATGCAAAGCGAGGATACGATGAGCGAGAACGACAACAAAGAACAAAACGGAGAACAATCCGCCGATCAAACCCACATTTTCGAGACCGTGGGTGGCAGAAAGTTCGATTTATCGTCGGCCGAAGGCCGAGCCGGGTTGAAAGCATTCCAGGATGCTTTATCTTTTGCGGCGGGGCGCGCATCAAATGAAGTAGGTACTTTACGCAAGGAACTTGCTCCTTTTAAGAAACTTGGCATGAACGTTGAGACGACCGACGAGGCCGCCTTAGCGACGAAGGTCAAGGGGTTTGTTGATGAGGGTCAGTTGGACAAAGCTTTCGAGTTTATGTTTTCTGAACTACAGGCAACCCGCAAAAAGAGTGAGATCGCGTCCCAGGAAGAAAAATTCTGGAACGGCTTTGTTAAGTCGCACAGCGACTTATTCGAGGCTTTTGACGAGGATGTAGCGAAAACGTATGTTTTCGCCAATTATCGCGAAGCGATTTGGGAGTCGGAAGACCCCTATTCTCTGGTTAATTCCATTCTTGAACCCAAAGTCTCCAAGTTCAAGCAATCGACGAAGTCGATTGTGGAAAAACCGGTAGAGGTGCCAGCCGCGCTTGAGGCTGGACGGACGAAGGCGCAGCCTTCGTCGAAATCTAGGTCCGATGAAGCCGCTGACGAGGAAAAACGCCGACAAGCGTACGCCAAGTCAATGGGCATTAAATAGACCGCACTTCACGTCAAGATAAAAACCAAAACAACTATTTCGGTGCATAGCGCCGAGAAAGACACATCCAATGGCTGATACAGCATTATATTGGGGTGGAGATGCTCCCTCTACAGGTGCGTTTCAATCGCATGTGGTCGACGAATTGTTCAAACCCGCTGGGTTTGACGCAATTTTTTACCAAATTGCCGATAAGAAACTCCTGAAAAGTGGTGAAGAGCTAACTATCCCTTCCTACAGTAACCTTGACCTTCCAACGTCGCAAAACGTTGCAGAGTCTAACCGTCTTCCTACGATCAAGCTTTCGTTGGCTTCTAAGGTAATTACCCCAGAAGACAAAGGCTTGAAAATGGAAATCACGGACCAGATGATCAGGAAATCCCCTGTCGACGTCGTTATGGCTTCGAAGAGCGAACTTTCCCGATTGATGAAACGTGAGTTAGAACGAGTATGTAAAAACGCTGCCGACGATACTCTTATCAAGTACGTTGCAACGTCTGCAACTGCGCAGAACATCGACACCGACGGCTCCGCCACCGGTACGATCGCGTCTAACCCCAACATCTACCATATCCGCCGTATTTCGACGTATATGCAAGACGTGTTGCGAGCACCTTTCCATAAGTCCTTCGGGGGTTATGTCGGCGTGTTTAGACACTCTGGTGTTGAAAACATCATGAACGACGATGATTTCATCGCGATTCACACTTCGCTGCCTGAAGAGGCCCTGCGATCTGTGCGCGTGAAGAAAATCGCGGACATGTCCATCATCGGGTACAATGACTCGGGCGTTTTGTCCGGTGCATTAGGTTCTTCGAGCAACCTTTCCGAAGGTTTGATCTTTGGTGACGAAGCCCTCAAATTCGTTCACTTAGACCTGCCTCAGATGTACTACGACTTCAGCAAAGTAAATGCGAACGACTTCGGTCGCTTCAACTACATTGCTTGGAGAGGCAACTTCGCCGCCGGTCTTCCTTCTGATAGTGCAAATGCAGGATTAGCCCGCGTTGTTCACTGGACTACGGCTTAAGGAGAACTCATGGATAGAACTATTCAAGAGAGAGAACTCAGCGTTTTGAACGCTGCTGCGTCCACGCAGGTCGTGGCAACCTTCGCATGTCCCGTCGAAATTGTCGGCATCAAACTGGTAGCTACGGCTGTCGGCGATGCTAACACCGCGGCGAACGTGCGTGTCAATCGCAGAACGATTGCCGGTAACACCTCCTCGGGTGTGACCAACGCTTTCGCTGGAACCTTTACGATTCCAACGAACGTGGCTCAGGGCTCCGTTTTGTACGATAGCGGCTTTGTAGCCTTGCAAGAGCTTAAGCTCGACGCAGGCGATCAGCTCGCTTTCGAGGCGGTTAACGTTTCGGCTAATGCCTATACGTTGATCCCAATCGTTCAGTTCATCCGATTGAACGAAGAAGACGCAAACCTAACCAACGGTAGCGCAGTCTAAGCGCTTCGCGCTTAGACCTGTCTTTTCGGGGTGGCTTCGGCTGCCCCGGATTGACTTTTAATACCCTTTACGGTATAATTTCTGCATGGAAAAAGACACTAAAAAGATCCCCAAAGTATTCTCGTTTAGCCCCGAAGTCCATGGCGTGTCCCGCGAAGGCCGGACCACAGTTCTGGAATCGAATCCGTACAAGATGTACGATGCCTTAGGCGTAGGTACCATATACTACACTACAAACGATGCTAAGTTCTGGATCGGCGAAGGCGCCGAATGCCCGGAAGACATGTTTACCAAGCAATTCCTCCCTTACTTGCGCTGGAAGTTCGATCAATTCGTCGAACAGGAAAAATTCGTTGAAGTTGAAGTCGAAGTCGAAGACGCCAAAGGCAACAAGAAGTTTGAGAAGCAACGCAAACTGGTCGGCAAGGAAACTGTCAATAAGTTCCCGTGCACACCTAAAAACATTTTAAAGAAACGTCAAGAACTGATCATCGCAGCCACCTCCGAGGGCGATCTTCTGGACATTCAAGCTATTCGCAAGGAAACCTCACCGACTCAACTAATTTCGTCGGATGAAGTGTTAGCCGCGACTAAACCACAGGGGTTCACGCTGTCCCCTTATAAAGCAGTGAAGAATTTGCTCAGGAGTTAATTAGGTGTCTAGAAAACAAACCTCAATGGCCGGTCCATTTAGCATCGCGACCACATCTGCAACCGAGATCCAACTAGCGGCGAACAATGCCCTTGGCGTTGAGTGTGTGTTTTTGCACCAAATCGACATTACCAACTCGTCCGGAGCTAATGCTAACATCGCGTATGGCTACCAGTACCTAAACAATGAGTGGAAAGCCGGACAATTCGACGACAGTGCAGGCGCCTCCTACATCGAAGATACGACCGATGCCCAAGACGTCGGTACCGCCGATTTTGCCTTATTCTCCGTCAACAATAACAATGACGGCTTTGTCATCCAATGTCAACAGCCGTTCAACGGTCTAGCGATTAACGTTAACGTAGCTCCTTCCGGCGGCTCGCCTGCCTACGGTTACCAATACTGGAACGGCTCTGACTGGGCCTCTTTGACCGTTATGCAAGCTCCGACTTACACGAACGCGACTCTCGCCACGATGATTTTTGCGATGCCGACCGACATGGCGCTGCTCGTCAGCACGGATACTCCGGTCGCTACCGACGGACTTTCAGCCAACTATTATGCGATCAAGGTACGCGCAACTACGGCGCCTGAAACTCAAGCCGGCTCTGCGGACAAGATCCGGGTTCTTCGCGTTCTGGACTTCTTCGAGGACGCACCAGCCGGCGGCACCGTCTATCGTAAGTTCGATCAAGGGTTATTCATTCCGCATCAACGGCCGATCGTTCCGATCGTGATTCCGGCTGATTCGGGCAACTCTTGTACGGTTGAGTACCGCAAGGGTGCTTAATGGATATCGAAATCAAGTTCGACCAGTGGACCTACGCTAACAAGGTTCTCTACACGACGAAACACGCCCCTACCGTCGAGAAGTTCTTGCAGAACTTCATTGCCTCTAAGTTCGGGCGAGGCTATCGGCTTCGCGTAATACCCGATTACTCCGACCATACCGTCGAAATCCAATCTCCCTGCGCCGAGCGCTTTCGTGCAGCGAAACGTGCGTTACGCGATCATTTTTCCCGCGGATTTGTCCGCGAGATCAAATTTAAAAATAAGTGGCAGATGCTGGCCAATGAAATTGGAAAGGGCTGGAAGTCCTAATGGCCTTAGAAACGACAACCGAACTTAGAAACTTTCTAGCCGAAGAAGTCGGCGACTCGCAGCCTTCGGCCGCGGAGCAAACACGCCTACTGCGCTTGCTCGACTCGGCGCATAAAGAAATTGTTGGCGGCGGTGGACTGCTCAACGTTGATAACCTCGGGAGACCTAACTCTCGGCCCTTCATTTTTCCATGGGCCCTGACGCAAAGTCCTATTGTGGTAACGACGTCGGCACCTGTGGAAACAGGCACCGTCGCCATCACCTCGGCCACTACGGCTCTCACTTTTTCGAGCGCACCTAGCGCATCCTTAGCCGGATGGTACATCAAGATCAATAACAAGTCAACCATCTACCGAATCACCGCACATACGGCGGCAGCTGCCGCCGCAACGCTCGATAGCGCCTACGTCGATGCTACCGAAACCGCGGCAACGTTTGTCGCCTTTAAGCTCGACTATACCTTCGGTGACAGCACCTACAAAATGCAGGTGCCGGTCGACTATATTCGCTCGTACGAGGGCTTTGAGAAAATCTCCTTAGTCGGTTACAAAGAATTGCTAGATCAATATCCTCTACGTGATAGAGGGATCGGCGATCCACGTATCGCAGGTGTACGCAGCCTGGCCGACGGCCAGCTTGTAGTTCAATTTAGCCATTATCCCTCGTCTGCCCGCAAGATAGAACTCCAATATGTGGCGGTTCCTACGGAACTGACCACCGGTGGCGTTGACCCAATCCTCCCAAAAGATGATCGCAAAGTGTTAGTCCATTTAGCGGCCTACTACCAGTTAATCTATCGGGATGATAGTCGGGCGCAGCAGCACCTAGATATTGCTCGCCGACTTTTCAAGTCGATGAAGGCGAAAGCTGGCGCTTTTTCCGAACACAACGATTCCGCCTTCGGTGTTATTCGACCTTTTCCAGGTGGCTTTGGTCGCAAGCGTAAAGGCCTGGGCCGCGGAGATTATAGACCTTAATGGATCGCTTTAACGAAAAGCAAAAGGTTCTAAAGCAACTCTACGTTCCCGACACGGCCGTAAACGTTCTTCTAGCGCCTCAACGCAAGCTCAAAGCGCTTGTCTCTGAGATTCGCGTAGCGAATCTCTCCGGCTCCGCCGTCAACGTTCGTCTATTTGTCAGCACTACGAACACTACCTTCACCAACGCGAACGCCATCGTATATGATAAGTCGCTAGCCGCAAATGATGTATTGATTTATCAGTTCGACATACCTATAGGTGTTGAGTATCCGGGCGGCGCCGGCATCCAAGTGAACACTGCTAACGTTGTCACTACGACGTGGTTCGGCTGTGAAGCCGAAGGCGGATCCAATGGGGTATAAAGGCATCGCTGTTCCATTGCCGTGCGGGCAAGGTGGCTTCAACTCATCTCAAAATGTCTATCAGATCGACATCAGCGACCTTACTCGCGCAAACAATATCCGCTATGACGGCTACACCTGGACCAAAGCCGGCGGCCTCGCCGTTGTAGACGCTAACGCCATCGCCAATACGCCGACCTGTGTCGGCGGAATCAGCTATCGCCCTACCGTGGCTACGCAGCGAATTATTTCCGCTTGGACAGACGGCAACATCTACCGCGAAGTCTCTGGCAACGTAGATGCGAATACCCTTTCAACCGGCGCCACATTTACCACCCCAGTCGCCTTCGTAGAAGGCGGTCAGATCTCTAATACCGAAAATAAAAAGTTGTTCGCCTTCAGCTCGGCTTTCAGCCCCAAATACATTGACGGGGATGCCACCTCTTTTACAAACATTGCGACCGTCTCGACCGATTGGTCAAGTGTTTATCCCGGCGCCTGCCTCTACCATGATTCTCGTCTGATCGCCTACGATCACGCCACCTATCCCCACTCAATCTACATTAGCGCCTTGCACGACCATGCGGAGTATCGCATTATTGACGCTAACAACTTCTCTACTGGCGCCCGTACCTTCGACATAACTCCCGGTGCCGGTGACCGCATTTCCTGCCTCTACAGCTTAATGCCGGAAGTGCTCTACGCTTTCAAGTACCCCTACGGTATCTACAAAGTCGATACCGCCGATTATACTGGCTACGGTCTCCCTGTCGAAACGGTCCGAACGGACGTCGGCATGGCCGGTCCCTACGGCATCAGCAAGGTCGGCAACGACATCTGGTTTATCTCTTCGACCGGCCGAATCTACAGCCTGTTGGCACTTGACGCCAACCAAGACCCGACGGATGCCGATATTACCCGCCGACTCAAGCTCACGGATTTCATTCGCGAGAACGTTGATCTAACTCGGCTTCGATGGAGCCGTCTAATCTACAACGAAGAGCGCAAAGAACTCTGGTACGTCTACACCTCTAATGATGGTGACACGAATGATCAAGCGCTAGTCTTCGACCTTAATGACGAATCGAAACCGAAGGTTTCGGTTGAACGCCGTGGTGAATACTTCAATGCTATGTGGTCCCGCATCAATCCTACGACCAGCCAAGCCGAACTTCTATGCGCCGGCGCCGACACTGGCAAAATCTACACCGCCGACAGCAGCAACTACGTAATCGACACGAACGTGGCGTACACCGGCGAGTTCTGGTATCCGGAAACAGATTTTGGCTTCGTAGACACGCGCTTAGCGCAACGCGCCAAGCGCTTCGACTCCCTTGAAATCTATATTGTTCCCACTGGTGACTACGACATGACCTTCGAGATCTATATCGACGGGCGCAGCTATAAGACCGAAACAATCAACCTCGGCTCATCTTCCGATGTCTTTGACAGCGCTATCTTTGACAGCGCCGTCTTTGGCGGGCAGAACGCATTGCCGCGTAAGTTAACAATCAATGGCATTGGTCAACAAATTTCGATCAAAGGTTACAATGGCGGTGAAAACGAAAACTTCAAGATCTCGAAAATGATCTTAAACCTAACGCCGCTTGGAGACGATTATGAAACTTAATCGAGACTGGTTCCGCGAAGCTGAACGGCATGTTTGCCGCTCTTGTGGCGTTAAGCTTGCTCGCCTACGTGATGGAGCGCTCCGAGACCTAGGCGCTAAAGTCCATATTATTTTCCTTCTGGAAAATAGCAGTTTCTATCGTGTTAACGTCTGCAAACAATGCGCAAAGTCGCTGGACTTTGCGTCCAGCGACGTAGTTATGAGCTTCTGGGCCAGCGACATCTACGCTCTCGCTTCGCTCGAAGCAAAGAAGGAGATGGCAAAGGCGAAGCCTTTGACAGGTTTTTACATGGTCGAAGATGCAAAGTTTTCTATAGAGAAGCTGCTTGCAGCTAAGGAGAGGTTTTTAAATGCCCGGAAATTATAATAGGTTTAACACCGTCAGCACGGGTGACACGATCACCGCCGCCAACTACAACGGCGAATTCGACGCCATCCGCACAAATTTTACACCTGCCGGCCTAGACGATGCGTCCGCTACGCTCGCCGCAATGAGGGCAACCTTCGACCCAGGCGAAAGCGGTTCCGAGAACCTTCCCGGCTCTCTCGAGGAGGAAATCCAGGCGCTGCGCCTCTTGGTTAAGGAAATTACCGGAAAAACTTACTGGTACGAGTCGCCTTCGGCGTCTCTTAACTCTGTGTGTCCAGTCGGCACCGTTGTCGCTTTCTACGACTTTAACGCTGCCGTGTCTTTCGACACGAACGTCTGGGCTTATTGCAACGGACAAACCATCAATAATGCAGGCTCCACAATCAACGGCTTAGTCGTACCCGACCTTTCAGGTCGTTACATTGTCGGATTCGGTACCGACGGAAGCGCTGATATTGGCTCTGCCACTTGGGCAACGGCCGCAGTTGGCGCAGCTTCGCATCAAGTCAACATCGCCCACACACATACGTTTGAACATACCCACACGATTGGCTCGCACACTCACACTGTGGGCTCATTACAATTCCAAGTCGGTACTGTCACCACCACAACCTTCAATGGCTTTCACTCAAATGGTGCTTCGCAGCCAATCTTGTTAGACGCTGCCGTAGGCAGTGGCAGCGGCACTTTCACCGCCTCTGTCGCGGCCAGCGGCTCGGCTACCCTCTATACCGCAAGTGGCACGGGTTCGGTCGCCTCTTCTTCCGGCTCTACCGGCACGAACTCTGACGCCTCAACCTCGGCCGGCTCAGCGACTCAATCTATTCAACCCTCGTCCGTTCGGATGCGATACATCATTAGGTACTTATAATGCCGGCACCTGCCCGATATTTCGTAGAATCTCCCGGTAACACAATCCTAGCGGATCACTACAACTCCGAGCTTAACAACCTGTTAAGCGGTTTTGTCCCCGCAAATTTTACGGCTGTTTCCACGAACGTCACCAACTGGAGAGCGGACACGGACCCTGGCGAAGTAGGCTCGGAGAGCCTACCTACGAATACAACCGGCGAAATTAACCGCCTAAAAAAGCTCATCAAAGAGATTACGGCGAAAACGTACGCCTACCAATCTCCGAGCTTAACGCTAAGCAAAATCTACCCCGTTGGAACGGTGTTACCGTTCTACGATTTCAATGCCGCGGTATCGTTTGATACCAACGTTTGGGCCTATTGTAACGGTACAACTATCTCCGACTCGGCTTCACCGCTGAACGGACTTACTCTGCCAAATCTTTCCGGTCGCTATATCGTAGGATTCGGTACCGAAGGTGGTACCGACATTGGCTCCGCGACGTGGAATTCGACGGTTGTCGGGTCTAATTTAAAAGACCTTAGCCATACGCACAACACATCCAACCATACGCACGGATACGCTCATACGCACGAAAGCGGCACCCTCCAGTTCCGCACCATCGACTACGAGTTTATAGGTTTCTTTCCAGCTCCCGTAGTAACGATTACCGGTTACGATTCCAGTGGAGCCGAAACGACCATCTATAACCCCTACCTATTCGCCACAAACGGCGGATCGATCACAGTTGCTACAAACCTCACTTTTCAACCGGTCAGCTATACGGCAAACGGCAGCGGCGCAACTGCCTCCACCAACGCTGCAACTGGCGCCAGCGGCGCTGTCGCCTCGTCTAGCGGCCTTTCAGCCGTCCAAGACGTCCGGCCGAGTTCTATTAGATTTCGCTATATTGTGAGGTACAAGTAGTCGCTTTGCGGCTACTTGAGCGGTCTTCCAAACTATGTTATAATGAGGCACTAAATCCATGAATTTAAATATCTTAAATCTCCTAAAAAAGCCCGGTGTTCCCGAATCCTACGGACTTAAAATCCGCTTCGTTTACGGCGAAACCGAGGACTTCGACGTAGTGCGACACAATCACCTCCCAAACGGCACGCTAGAACTCACGTTAACGGATGACACCTACTGCGTCATCCCATTAAGTTCGATCGGCAAAATGAATTTTGATAAAAATTTTACCGCTCTGGTTGAAGAGTCGCGCAAGTCGCAGAAAGTGAGCGCATAGTGTGGCTAAATACGAAGTCCCAATGTCAGGCAGCGCAACAGCTGCACAGACAACAGCCGCAGCAACTAAAGGAGTTGGCATGGATCCGTTAACCGCTGGCCTCGCAGGCGCAGGCCTCGTATCAGGCGTTATTCAAGGTATTTTCGGAGGCAGCGATCCTGTTGATCCAAATGAAAAAAAGCTTCCCTACGAACTCGAGCTCGCCATGCTCGACAATTTCAACAAAGGAATTGTCGAACTTGATGCCACTCAAAAACAATTTGAAGAAGCAACCTCCGAATACAAAACTCGCCTCGACCTCATTGACAAAGGCCTCAACAACTTAATTCCCGCCGCAGAGCTCCAAAAGGAACTCGCCGGCTCAAGCCTTCGCCTCGCGCAAGCACTAGGACAAAGCGGTGAAGATCTCGTCAAAAACGGCTTTCTAACCGCCGAAGACGTCACCGCGATGAACGAACTTAAAGCGCTTGAAGACAAGAGCTCCGTTGATCTTGCTCAAACAGATGCGAGTATCATGCGTGAGCGTCAGATTCTGACGCAGCGTTTACAGCGCCAAGGTATTACCGGCTCCGCCCTTGAACAGGCGCTCCGCGATTTTGATGTCAAATCCGGCGAAACCATCAAGAATGAAAAGTTTGCTCGCGGCACCGATCTTATCGGATTGCGCAGCAACTTGCGTCAACAAGGCTTTAATCAGGCAACCGGATCTCTTGGCGCCGTTCAATCTGAGCTCGGCCGCATTCAAGGTGTCTACGGTCAAAAAGGCCAGCTCGCCAGCGAAAGCTATGGCGCTAGCGGCAACCTAGCGGGCTTCCGAGCCGGTATGGTCACAACCAAACAAGGACTCTATGACAGCCTCGGCAAATTCAACCTAAGCGGTCGCGTACAAGGCGATCTAGCCCAAGGTCGTGTTGGTGTAGGAGGTAAAGCCGCCACCGGTACCCCAATTAGCGGCGTCAATTCGGCGGCCGATCCTAATAATATGTACTCCGGCACTTATAGCCGTCAAAGCAACAACGAACTATGGTCCATCGCACAAGGTGCGAGAGACCAGAAAAATTTAAATAGCAAGAGTGCCGCCCTTGAGGAGCTCCGCTCCCGTGGCGCTTGGTCGGAAGCGGAAGCTAAGAAGAGGAGATTACTCTAATGGGAATCGGTAAGAAAATTGCGATGGGAATTGCTGGCGGCCTTCAAGGCGGCGCTCAAGGCCTTCAAACCGGCCTCAACCTAGAGGCTCAACGCAAACAAGCTGAAAACCAAGCAATGTTCGCCCAAGCTCAAGCCGAGCGCGTAGCGCTTGAAAAAGCCGAGATGGCCGAAAAAGCCGAAGGCACCGCTCGCGGACATTTGTTCGGAATAATGTCTAATATCGCCAAGGCTTCGCCCGAAGACAAGAAAAACATCGCTAAACAATTTTTTCCACGAATCCAAGAGCTGGCTCCTAAAGCGGGCTGGAAACCGTTTTCCGACGAGAACGATCTACTCTCTCACGTCTCAATTAAAGAACTCGGCGACAGCTATCAAACCATTTACAATGCTCGCTTAGAGATGCCGAAAATTTTGTCCGGGCAGGTTTCACCTGAAGTAGCTACTGGCTACTTCGCGAACGCCAGAGAGGCGATGAATGTTCAAACGCGTTACACGACCGACAAAGGAGAGCTTAGCATCCTTGAAAAGGATCGCGCAAATCTGGACGCCCTCGAAAAAACCTACTTAGAAAAATACGCTAAAAAGGTCGAAGGCGCCGCTCCCGCCGCAATACTCGGCGACAAACCGGTGTCTAAAGATACTTTAGATGTACTGAACAAAGCCGGCGGCATCGAATCTACCGGTCAACTTGGGAAGGATGGCCTTCCAGTTATCGGTAAAGCCGTCAAAGAAATCGATCCATCTAAGCGTGAAGGTAAAGTCTTTCAAATGACTCAAGACCTATACAAGCGTACGCAAGTAGGGCCTCTAGGCGACTTGAATGCAATGGCTTCGACTGCTGCGTCGGTCAGGGACAACGTCAACCAATTTAAAGCCGACCCAAATGGTTACGGCGATTTCGGCATCTTAATGCAAAGTTTAAAATCTTTGCAAGGTGATAAATCCGTTGTGCGCGAAGCAGAAATGACCCTCGGTAAAAACGCAGGCTCGTTGATTGACAAAGCAATTTCCAAGTACCAGGGAGTCGTCTCTGGTAAAGCGTTGAGCGAAAAACAAAGAAACGAAATCACGAACGTAATGGATGTTCTCGTCGAGAGCTATGGCCGTGCTTATGCTAAGGCCGCAAGACCTACCTACGAGACGGCTAAAAAAGCCGGCATTCCGCTTGGCGAGGTTTTTGCCGATCCAGATTCGATCGAAAAATACAATGCCTCGAATGAAGGCAAGACCGTTAAGCTTACCAAAGAAGCGGATGACGTTTTTAGCTTTATCGGTAAAGGTAACTAATGCCTAGCGACCAGGAACGTAAAGACCTTATTCAAGGCCTCTTAGATAATGGCGTCCCGGTCGATAAACTCAAGGCCGCCGTCGGCAGCCTAAAAAGCCCCGAACAACAAGAACTGTTCTTTCAAACCGCCGCCCAAAAGCTAGGCCGCACCTACGGTGCGCAGCCGGAACCTGAGGGCTATCGCCCGCCTTCTGGCGCTGAATTTACCCCTGACTCAGCACTTACGCCCGGCAAACAACTCATCAAGGATGCGGCAAACGCGTTGCCGTCGAGCCTCGCTTTAGCTGGTGGTCTTGTTGGCGGAACTGCCACAGGTGCCGCAACCCTAGGTATGGGAGCGCCCGCTGGTGCAGTTACCCTTGCGGCCGCCGGAGGTGCCTTAGGCACCTCGCTCAAAAATGCTATCATGAGCCTTGTCCAACCGGAAGAGGCGCCGCAAAATCCGGTGCAAGCCATGGCCTCCGCTACTCAAGGTGCCGTCGAAGGCGCCACTCAAGAAATGGGCGGCCGAGTCCTAGGCGCCGCCACCTCCGGTGTCGTAAAATCGCTTGCCTCCGGCGCTAAATCACTTGCCCAAAAAGCTTCATTTAAGTCTTTGCCTAACTCCGCAAAGATTGCAGAACGTTTAGGCTCTCCTCAAGCGATCGCTGAAACCGCCCAAATGATCGACGATTACGCAATCACCTCGACCCCAAGAACCGCCAACATGGTAGCGGATAAGGTCACGAAAATGGTCAAGACGGTGGGCAAAGATCTCGAAGCCGCATACAAAGTTGTGGACGATACCGCAGCAATCAAATATCAACCTAAAAGTGTCGCATCTCTCGTAGGTGACCGAGTTGAACAGCTTGTTACTGACTCTGGTCAGGCGTTAAGCGCCAACGATAAGAAAAAGATTGCTCGCACCTTCTTAGGCTACTTTGGTGACGCGGAAACCATCTCACACGCAAAACTCTCTAAAGTTGCCCGCACAATCGAAGCCAACCTATACGACGTCGCAACTCCTAAAGCGCAGCGGACCTTATCCGCAAAATTAGGCTTGGCCATACGCCAAGTCAACGGGGAGCTCGCTGAAGTTGCAGCTGGTGACGCCGCCGGAGAAGTCCGTAAAATCAGCAAGGCCTACGGCCAACTAGCCACCGTTCAAAGTCAAGTCTTGAAAGCCGTTCGAGGAAATTCTCTGGGCGATGCCGTAGTAGAAGGCGGCAAAGCTGCCGTCGCGTACGCTGCTGGCGGCCTACCTCTTGCAACCGCCGTCAAAGTTGGCGGAACTACCGCCGCTAAAACTACCGGTGCTACGGCAATGAAATACGTAAGCAAGCTATCCGCGATGGCTGACCAGCTGGGCCCGCAAGGTCGTCAATTCCTAAAGCTTGTCAGTACGTCCGGCGTCGACAAAGCTCTAAAATACCACGCTTACGAGCTCACGAACAACAAGAAGTATCGTGAGACATTTTTTAGTCTCGGCGGAGTTAACATCGATGAATCGGGGGAACAAGGTGGACAGCAATAATTTTAACGAATATCGACGGCTTTTCATCGACAAGCTTGAAACCCTGACCAAAGGCCAGGACGAGCTTTACGCCTACATCAAAGACCACATGGAACGTGAAGAAGAGAACATGCGGGACATTCAAACCCGCCTGATTAAGATTGAAATGGACCGACTGTGGACCACGAAGCTTTGGGCGACAGGAATTTCCGCAGCCGGCGCCATTATTACTTTTTTGGTTACTTCTTTTAAGGCGCAACCCTAAAAGTTTAAGGGCGGCCTAGCCGCCCTTTTCTTCGACGCTAAGGTCGAGTTCCCCGCTAAGCGGGGGTCATGTTGACATTATAACATACGATCGCCTATAATACCAGGATGCTCGCGGGTTATTGCCTAAGAGCGTAAACAAATGAATGTCGGTCAGGCGGCCCTTTTGGGCTGCCGACCTAGGAGCGGCGATGAAAAAGATTTTAATTGCGGGTTTTGTCGGAATTTTACTAGGCGGCGTAGCTGCCTGGTTCGGACGGCCGGTGGAAGTGAAAGAGGTTACCGTTGAAAAAATTGTGGTTCAAACTGTACGCGAAGTTGCGCGTGATGTGGTTACGCGAAAAGTTACGAAGACAAATCAGAGCGGCGAAACGACAGTCGAAGAAACAACCGTCGACCGATCCCGTGAGGCCGAAGCTACTAAAGGTGAGAGTGTACAAGTTAAGACACTCACGAAAAAGACACTTGAAGGTCGTACCGAAGTCCTAGCTGGCATCGGATTGACTGGCGCAGGCGGTCAATCGTATGTTGTAGGCATTCAACGCCAATTCTTAGGGTCTATCTCACTTGGGGTATTAGCCACGACTAATATGGAATTCGGGCTGCGTAGCAGTGCCGTATACGGCACGATTGGGCTGAGGTTTTAATGCGTTACGATTATAAGTGCCTAGCCGAAGAGGTTGTTTTTGAGGTCGAACAGAAGCTGGCCGACGAGCCCTTAACTATTTGTCCTACCTGTTCTGGGCCGGTGAAGAAGGTTCCAGTCGCGATTAATTTTGAGCTTGTTGGCGGCGGTTGGCCGGGCAAGCGTTTCAAAGCCCAAAATTGACACAACCGCGCCATCTGTGTTAATATAATCCCGTTAGGTCAACTCTGAGTAATTTAAGCCCTAAGAGGCACCCGACGTAATCGGGAAAACACCGGGCACGGTGAATGTAGTGAAAGTCTACCTCAGATAAAGACACCTTCAGTCGAACGAACGAGCTGAAGTAGGTTGACAAAACGGATTGCCTTGGTGCGGCGCCTACTGGGTTTTATGCTCTTGTTAAACCTAAAACAAAGCATTTTAAAATATGGTCAGTCTTAAAGAGTATTTGAAGGGGTTCGACCCCAATTTCCTGCCGATCGAGCATCAGCGAAACATTGACATTCTACTACCTCGGCTCAACGAACTTCGCTCGGCCTACGGCAAGCCGCTTATTGTTAGCTCCGGCTATCGCTCCATGGAAGACCACCTGCGCATCTATGCCCAGAAGGGCATTACCGACAAGACTAAGATCCCTATGAAGTCGCTACACCTGACAGGTGCCGCCTGCGATTTTGCCGATCCGAACTTAGAGCTTCAGCAATTCATTAAAGCTAATCAGCAGTTGATGAAATCAATCGGACTTTGGTTCGAGGACTTTATTGCGACGAAAAATTGGACGCACTGCCAAATTTTCCCACCTAAAAGCGGAAAGATGTTTTTCCTGCCGTGAAAAAAGATATTTTGTCAAACAAGGCGATCTTAAGATCGCTAGCCTTCTTCAACTTGCTTGATGCTCAGGGCAACTTGAGCATCACCAACATCTTGGTGATCGCTATGGGTGTTAAGGTTCTGTCGCTGCCGGAGATTGATCTGACGGCGTTTGCGGCGTTTGCGACGGTTGTTGTGAATTATCGGATGAAGTCTTTGCAGCTAAAATCTGTCCAAAAAGTTCTTTCAAAAACATTAAGCGTGACATCCACAGAGACTCAGGAAACTTCAAAAGATCCCGCTTCATCAGCCGAACAGGATTCATAAGCCTCCCGTCGTGCATCACCGGCTTGTTTGCCAGGTTGTAAAAGGTTCGTCCGAATCTTAGCCTGATCATTCGGTTAATTTTCTTTATCTTCTTTGGGTTTGCCATTATTTCTCCTTATTGTTCATTACGTAGCCACCAATACTTCATCGCTATTAAAAGGTTGCGATGCTGTTGCTTGTGCTGAAAATGGACGAGATGCGCCAGCTCATGACACAAAGTGTCGAAAATAGTCTTCCAAGCTAAAAGCTTCTTTTGATCGGTATGCGTTATCCGCACATTGATGTGGTTGTCCGAGCTGCAATCACCTTGATGTTTAATCAAGTTGTCAAACGCTAAAGTATGCGCCGGCAACCGAAATGCGTGCGTTAGCACGGCGTCTAGGTCTCTGACTCGCTTTTGCGTGGATCTGATAGTAGGCGATTTCATCGGCGCACCAAATAGACGGAGTTGTTTTTTTCTACTTGGGCGTACTTGCCGCCTGAGCACATGGTGCCGACTATGTGCAGTAATTGAGGTTCGGTCATTTGCAGCAAAATGCCCCGTTGCAAGAAAACTTGAGATACCTTATTTAGGTCAATCCCTTCATCAGTTATATTCCTTAGATAGTCACCGACAACCTGGGCGGACTCATAGTAGTCTAGTGCTTTCGTGTGGAAAATCGTTTTAAAGTTTTCCTCTAGAGCTGTCAGGCTGTGGTCCGCCTCCCGATAATGATCCGGCGTCACGATCAGGCTGCTATCGCTAGCGAGCGATAGCAGGCAGGCTACTTTTCTGACCATCATGAACTTTCGCGCTAGGTAGTGCTTCATGTACATGCCCGGAGGGGCGATTTTTCGTGCTTCGTTGAAGCGGTCAGCCATGGCGTCGGTAATCGGTTTGCAAGCCGGATGATCTACGAGGGTACCCTTTAGAAGAGCTACTCGCTTTGCTTCACGAATGAGGTCTTGGAAGACCTCCATATTGGCTTTCGCCTCATAATTGTACTTGGTCTCATCTTCAGCGGGAACTACCGGAAAAATAAAGCGGGCGGATAGGCCCTGACCAGTCGCCTCACTGTTCATGAAGCGGCTGAAATAGTCGGGTGTTGTGCCGCCTAGTAGTGTAACGTATGGCGCTTTCACATACTCCGATCCGAAGGATCGGGTCTCCTTATTGAAGAAATCGGGACAATCGAACAAATGCAAAAGTTCTTGGATTGAATCGCCGCCGCCAATGTCCTTTAGGAAGGTGCCAGCCTCTTCAGCGTAGATGTAGATCGGGCTTTGAACTATCTGGCGCCCAACGCCTGCGCTACCGCCCAGCACCTGCTCACTACGACAAAGTTTAAGGATCATGGCCGCAGGCGTAGCCTGAGTCAATTTGTAGTTGAAGTTGAGACCGCTGCTTAGGATCTCGACTTGTTGCGAAACCTCGTCTAGGACGTCCAGGCCGACCCTCATGGCCGAGCTTTTGGCGGAGCCTGGCTCGCCTATTAAGAGCACAAAAAGATTCAAATAAAGGCCCCTAGAACCGCTTTTAAAGAGGAGTTTACGTTGAACCAAGCCCGAGAGCAAACTAATAGCCGTCCAGCGGGTAAACGCTGGCGGCATATTGTACGGCTTGGCGTACTCCTCAAATAGGTGTAAAAAGTTCTTTGTCATGCAAGTGAGCCCCAGGTATTACCGACGGAGATATCCCAAGGCATCGAGATTTTATGGCCCTTCACATCTAATACCACACTTTCGGAGTATGCGTCAAACGCCCGTCGACATTCGTCGACGCCCTCAGGTCGCATTTGCCAGAGCAATGCGTCATGGATCATGGAAAGTACTTGAATTTCCATCTCCGGGTGGTCGACCGCATAGCGGTCGAGCCACCGCCATTGTAGGTTGGTTAGGTAGGGCACTGTGCT